TATCCTTACCATCAAAATTATCTTGACCTGCTATCTTTGATATTGCTGCTAGACATGGTGGTCCTTCTGTAAATTCTTCATCGACCCCCTCCATACTTTTGTTTTCTATCTCTTGTGTTATTTCTTTCAGTCTTTCTTTTGTTACTAAGTTAGAGCTTATGACTTTCATAAACTGATCCAACGTAAACGTTGTGCCGTCTACATTCAAAGCCTTCCGTTCATCACCATAGTAAGGTAGATTAATAAATTGTCCTGGTCTTAGTTGTCCAGTGTCACTATCTTTAGATAGCTGAGTTTGCTTTGGAAATATTTCTGTATCTTGTTTCAATCCAAACAAAGATAATAAATTTGTAAGAAAAGATTTTACAGTTTTAGAGTCTGTAAATATATCCATAAATAAAAATAAATGTAAGCCACCACTTTTAGATTGCACTGGTAGTAAAGGTAATTGGTATTGTTGTATTATATCTATGTAATCTTTTTTATTGAAGTCGTCATAATCTTTTGGATCAATATCTATTACACCAAATCTAACTTCTGAGTTTTCTGTGCAGGGTTGTATACCGATTGATAGTTCACCTGCTAAATGTGATTTGTAAACTTCGTCTGTAAGTTTTTCAAAGTTCCATCTGTAGACAGGCTTCTTTTTACCTGTTTCTGAGTCTATGTATGCATCCGGATGTTCAAAGTCAGCAACACCATATGCATTTCTATAGCCGTTAAAAAATTCTATATATTCATTCATAACTGTATCTGTGGGCCGTCCACTCTCGCTTCTGGCCCACCTGTGCACTATTCTCTTAGAGAATTATATAATGCTACTATCCTTTGGTTTGTCTTCACCATGTTTAGCTTTTACAGATCCTTTGGAAATGTTTTCACTAAACGATTTAGCTTGACCATATAAGGATTGATCAGTTACTGGGCCAACCTTACTAACTTCCCAACCAAACCACGTGCCTTTATCATTAGACATTTGGGTGGTCTTTAGTTTGTAAATGTGGCTGAAAGATGCCGGTGTAAACATTCCGTTCTTACCATTCATCTTTATTCCAGACATCATTGAGTTCCACTTTCTACTAATTTTTAATTGAGTAGATTTCATAGATATCAATGCTGTTGATGGACTATCTCCCGACACTATAACAAAGTGAGATGCAGTCTTCTCAATATAATTACCATTCGGTAATCTATCTTTGTAGTTTGCATCTGGTTTTGTTTTGGACATGATATCAGAAGATGAATCATAGATTGCAATTGGTGCACCTAGACCTTCTCCTCTATCTTTCCATTCAATGTACTCCAACTTATAAAAGCATGGAATAACATCTATACCTTTGACTCCGTCATAGAGTTCTCCAGAGACAGAATTGAAAATCATTCCTGGCTCTGCACCCTCAACATACTTACCATCACGTTTATTAACTTCTGGTGAAAGTTGTCCTAGGATTTTAAGAAAAGGCAGGGCTAAGTCTTCTTGACTTATTTTACCCAAACCTTTTGCTGCATCGTCTTCAAACATATTTGCCGGAAGACCTGCAGTATTTTTCTCTGCTACTTGGTTCATGGTTATTTACTCCTCGTTACTTTGGTTCTGTTTCCTGAGAACACGTTAAAAAGATCAGAGGGCATCTCTTGTCCAGATTCTAGACGCTCTCTGACCAATGCTTTAAGTGTCATAGGTTCGACCTTTAATTTCTGGACAGGTTCGTACCCTTGACCTTGCGCAAGGACCGCATATTGCGATGCCTTGTTATCTTCGTTACGACCAAAGGAAACTGTAATCTCATTTTTAATAAGATCACCCAGGCCGTTTTCTCGAAGCCATGTATAGGCTGCCTCTTTATTAGCTGCTGTAATAGAAGCGCCATAAACTGGTTTAACTTCAACTGAAGAACCATCCGCTAGTTTTAATGTAGAGATATTCATCTCTTGCATCATGGTAGGTATAACCTCACCAGAAACTAAATCGATATTTCTTTTCAGTTCTTTTAATTCTTTTTCTTTTTCTATTAAGTCGTCCTCTAATTTTTTTAGTTTGACAACTTGATCAGACAAAGACTTAGCATCGTTTACAGAATTTAAATCTTGTCGTTGGTCTTCTTCAAAATTAATACTACTCATTTACTTCTCCTTTCTCGTATAAGTTAATTGTTATAGGATAATATTTTCTTTCTTGTTTATCCCATTTCAATAAGTTGTATTTACCATTAGTAATATCAGATACAATAGAACAGGCAACACCAATGATTGCAGGATCACCTGTTAATAATAAATAATCTTCTGGTCTAAAATCTTTTAAAAGTTTTCTTAACTTAAAAATTAATGGACCTGGAGAAAAAATTATTTGTGAAAGTTCTGGTAACAATGATTTTACTTCACCATATTTTGTAGCACCTATGATATTTATTTTAGGTGTTCCAGCTTTTGTACCAGGCACGTCCTGTACTAAATAAACTATTCTTTCTGACATTGACAAACAATATAATTATGTTTATATGATTGTCAACTAGAAAGAAGAAAAATTATGGATTATAAATTTAAGACTAAGCCATACGCGCACCAAATTAAAGCATTAGAAATGTCGTGGGACAGAAAATATTTTGGTTTGTTTATGGAAATGGGTACAGGTAAATCTAAAGTACTAATAGATAATATATCTATGCTTTATGATAATGGTAAGATCAATGGTGTTCTAATTGTGGCACCAAAAGGTGTGGTAAAAAATTGGTATGAAGGTGAAATACCTACACACTTAGTTGATCACATAGAACATAAATCTGTATTGTGGCAGCCACTAATTACAAAAAAACAAACTAAAGAGTTAAATAGTTTATTTGAAACCGGTGAAGATTTACACATACTTATTATGAATGTTGAAGCATTATCTACTCAAAAAGGTGTAGACTTTGCAGCTAAATTTTTATCATCACATAGAACTTTAATGGCTATTGATGAGTCTACTACAATTAAAAATCCAGAAGCCAAACGTACAAAAAATATTTGTGCATTAGGTAGAGAAGCTAGTTATACTAGAATACTTACAGGTTCTCCTGTAACTAAATCACCATTAGATTTATATAAACAATGTGAATTCTTGAATCCTGGTTTGTTAGGCCATGAGTCTTACTATACATTTAGAACCAGATATGCTGTAATGCGAACAGCAAACTTTAGTGGTAGATCAGTACAGATAGTTGTTGGTTATCAAAGACTAGATGAGCTAGCAGAAAAGTTAAAAGCATTTTCTTATCGTGTATTAAAAGATGAGTGTCTAGATCTACCAAAGAAAACATTTATGAAACGTGTAGTCACACTTACACCAGATCAATTAAAAGTATACAAAGAGATGAGCAGATTAGCTCTTGCTAATTTTAATGGTAAAATGATGACCACCGCTACAGTGTTAACTCAATTGATGAGACTACAACAAATAACTTGTGGTAATTTTATAGCAGATGATGGGACAATGACTGAGCTACCTACAAATAGATTGCCAGAATTAATGGATCTTTTAGATGAGATAGAGGGTAAGGTTGTTATCTGGGCTAATTTTCAAAGAGATGTGCATAGAATAATAGAACTTATAAATAAAGAGTATGGTCCAGATTCTTTTGTAGACTATTATGGTTTGACTCCACAAGAAGAAAGACAAGAAAATATTAAGAAGTTCCAAGATCCCAGTTCCCCGGTCCGTTTTTTTATAGGCACGACTCAAACTGGTGGGTATGGTATAACTTTAACTGCCGCTAGCACTATGATATATTATTCTAATGGCTATGATTTAGAGAAAAGACAGCAATCAGAAGCTAGAATAGATCGTATAGGACAAGAAAGACCTATGACATATATAGATATAATCTGTGAGAAAACAGTTGATACTAGAATAGTAAAAGCGTTGCGTAAAAAAGTTAATATCGCAACTCAGATAATGGGAGAGGAGTTAAAAGAATGGATCTAAGACCTGGAGTAGTTATAAGAATGGGACTATGGATTAGTCTTGTTATGTGTATGTTATGGTACTTTTAATATGAATATAAAATATGAAATAGAACCAGTATTTAAAATAGAATTTTTTAAAATTAAATGTGTAAATTTTAAAAATAAAAAATACGATATAGAAAAAATATTAAAACAATATCCTGAAAAACGTTTTGATAATTTTTACAGTAATAGAGATAAATCAAACATATCATGGGAACTACAAGAAACATTTAAAGATGAGTTTCAATTAATAAAAACAAAATACAATAGTAAGATTGATGTGTATAACACCTGGTCTGTTAGCTATCAAAAAGGTGATTACCATGTTCCACACAACCATGGGTCTATTGGTTATTGTGGTATTCTGTATTTAGACATGCAGAAAAATTCTCCAGTTACAACTTACATCCAACCTTGGAATGATGAAAACGATAAAACTAAACTATATAAACCACCCGTCGTGGCAGGAGATATAATGATAGTGCCACAATTTTTAATGCACTATAGTGAAACAAATCAACTTAAATTTCCAAAAAGAATTATATCTTTTGATTTTAAACTAGATCTCTAGCCTTTCCAATTACAGGTTTATATTTTGTTTTACCTTCTGATTTATAGGCATGTAAGAATTGTTTTCTAGGTTGGTCAGTAGTATAGCTACAATGTATCCATCCACTATTCGGCTCACCAGGAGTGTAGAACTCCAATATCAATTGATCGTAGTCTAGATTCTGATGAATCCAGTCAGCTAGTTCAGCGTTGTCTGTACCCATCACTTCGAAGTCTGCGGCCTCGGCTTTGGCATGCTGTGAATTTACAGAGCTACCTATCTTTATACAAAGTTGTTCGCTACGAAATCCGCTAGTTACTTTTACTCTGCCGAAGTGATCACGTACTGGCTGTAAAATATTTTCACAAAGATCTTTTAATTTTTCTATTTGTCCTGAATTAGGATTATTGTTGATATCTAAACGAACAGCAGTGTCTGATTTGATTAACTCTTGAAGAGTAAAATT